ATGTGCGTCCGATCGAGCGCACCAGTAGTGCCGTTGATGGTGGGGTAGGTTATCTTGCCCTGCACCTTACGCACGCCAGTTGCAAGCGGCGAGGACTTCCGCGTCAGCGAGGCATAGGCCGTACCGAGGAACGTACCCTGTGAGCGATCAGCCCACTTGGCATATTCACCGGTCTTGACCGTGTCCACCGCGAACGCCTGTTCGACCGCCGCGTAGTTCTTCAACTGGAGGATAGCAGCTGCTGCCATTGTATTGCTCCTTATAAAGGAATTATTTTCGCGATGCGAGTTGCGACAGAATCGCTAACGCATCAAGAGAGTTGGTAGCCGTAAAGTTCCATGATACACTGGGTAGTGCTGTCACGAAATCTGTCAGGACTGTTCGCTTGAAGTCGATACTTTCAGCCTCCATGTAGGGGTGACCGTTTATGGCACCTTTAAACTGGGGGACGTCTGTACCGGCCCAAACACCTAACGGTGTAACCGTCCTCGTGAACGTCTGCTTCCTTATGACGCATCCATCAACGAAAGTCTTGCCGTAAAAGGCAGTCATGTTGTTGAGGACCTCGCCAATGTTGATCAGCTTATCGATCACAAACGAGAAGGGCACCGTTTCCCAAGCCACCGAAGCCAGGTTTAGCAATCCTAGCTGGTTAAGCTTGGACAACTGACTGCTCGGAATGGTGAATTTATACACCACAACAACCTCGTTGGTAATGTCGTCAGAGACGAGCACGTCCCACCAAGTGTTGATGTTCCGCTGATCAATTGACCCAGAGAGCCTCGTCGTCCAGTTTGTTCCTCCACCATCCTCAGTACCCCGCACTTTTACGCGCCGGACAGGGGGATGATCATAGAACTGCTGGGCTAGGTGCCTTACGGCACCGTCGATGTCTTGAACGAGGAGACGCCAGCCATACCGATACTCCAACCAGTTATCCCGGAAGTTTCTCTTCTTACCTGCTTTAGCAGGCCGGGCTATCCCAAGGTGACGAGCGGCGTTCTGCCAGTCACCCCGTCTTGCCGACCTGTAAGCCTGACCAAGGTCCGAGACAGTTTTTGCAAACATGTCGAAGGTCTTCTTGGCTTCGGCAGCAGCAACACCTAGGTTCACGGTGCTGTCCCCCACTTTACCAGCCGCCTTTTGGAACATTGCGTTCTCGAGGTTTATATGGCGCAGTGTGGTTGTGCTGGCTGTTGGATAAATACCGTGTCCGAAACTCTGGTTTGTCAGACTGCACCCTCCGTTAAAGGAAGGGAACGTGATCAGACACCTGGAGTGTTTTCGTTTCTGGATGTTATCCGTATACCCGAGCGACTTTAGATGAGCACGCTCATCTGGTGTTTGCCGCTTAACCGCTTTCCAGTTTGGAGTCGTTGCCCATGCGCGATTGCGGGAGTAAGCTACAGACGTATATGATGTGTAATCCCGAATAAACAGCGAGGAAGAGTTTATCCCCGATGTGTACCGGATACCCACATACGGCAGTAGCACTTCCCTATACTTGCTTGGCATTGATCTCCTCTCTTGATTGTCAGGTAGGGTTTAAGGAAGCTTTGCTAGCCGCCCGACG